TCCAAGCCTGTTCCGGTTTCTTCTCCAAGATATTCATGTCTGTATGCAAGCTCATTCGTCCGCTTTAAATGTCGTGCATCAGCTAAAAATCTTTCGCCCAACCAATGCTGGGGTACGCCCAAGTATGTTGAATGATGAACTCGTTTTCCCGGTTTCGGTATTTTCGCCTCTTGGTTCACCCATGAACGGGCTGATTTTGGAGGGTTGTATGAGAAGAATACTACCCGCCTTTGGTCTCCACCTCGGAATACTGATTGCAAGATATTCCGTATTTCGTCCATACTACCGAATTGGTCAAGCTCTTCAAACCATGCATACTTGATATATCCTTTACCGATATTGATTGATTTCAACTTCGAGGGCTTGTCTGCTCCACGAAAGATAATCCGTTGCCCTGTAGGAAGGTAGACAATTTGCATAGGGCTAACTTGCACGTGGAACAGATGGCCAAGGTTCATTTTTGCGATAGTCCATTCAAACTGACCGATGACTGAATCCCGGAGTTCATTTTGATACCGCCGGAAAACTACTGCGTTTGCATCCGGGTCTCTTAACATTCCTAGAATTATTTCAATACTAATAAAAGTGGATTTGGTTGAACCGCGTCCACCTTTGAGCCAATATTCATCATACCGTTCCTCTTTTAGCTCCCTATGTAATTCATAAAAGGATGGGGCAATTAATTCCGAAAGCCTGACATCTACCACCGGAGCCGTCATCATATGCATCATTCCTCGATTTCGCCATTGGTTCCCATTGCATCATCTTTTGAATCGCTTAGGTCATCCACTATCCTCACCACTGCATCGGCTGTTATATTCAACTTATCATTGAATAACCCTAAATGTTTACCAAGCAAATCCAATGCACGAATCTTATCATTCAACTTTATTTCCCGTTCAATTCCCATTCCGTTCTTAGACGGAATTCTTCTTACCCGGATGGATGATATTGCAGCGGTATCTTCTCGTGTTGCACCGTTGTGTAATGATGCATCATATGAATTAACTACATCCGTTGGATTGATGAAGGCTATTTTTGCAAGCTCCTCAATCACCCTATCCTGAGTTACCTTAGTCCTTTGTTCCCGCTCATACATAGCTAACTCAATGGCTTGCTTCACCTTGGGATTTTTTAATAAGCAATGCGCCTGAAATTCCGCATTCTTTATGCTATATCCAGCCCTTATCGACGCTTGCGTTGCATTGAGGTCAATTAAATATTCTTGCACGAATAGGCGTTGTTTTGGAGTGAGTTTTAAACTATCCAATACGGATTTTGAAGGCATAGGGAGTAATGTTTTTGGTTTCCTAGTTGATTTTTTCTTTGCATCGTCGCTATCAAACTTGGTCCGAGTGAAGCCTTTCTTTTTCTTTTTCGAGGACATAACTGTTCCACCTCAATAAGATTACCTACCCAATGCAGTGAGCCAAAAAATAATGCCTAAATTAGGCATCTAGAAACAAAGTTCTCTTTCTATTCCGGCTGTACTATACACTTTAGAAAGGAATGAAGGAGCGAGATTATTTATATACAATGGTTGCCTTCTTTTCATCAATGATAAGATTAGTTGCATTGTATGGGGTAAGGTCGAGTGCATCGAAAACGTTCCTCCGGCTCAATCGTTCTTCTTTTTTTCTTCGTTGCCCGAGTTCTCGAAGTTTCCTCCGAAAGCCTTTTTTGTCAAAATTTCCGCTTTCATCAATAAATTCCTTTAAATTGGCCAAAAGAGTCCCCTCCCGATAGCTGGCACAGCTTTTTAAGCCTTTTAAGCCGTCGAATCAGCCATGGTGGTTAAAAGCCGATCCAAAAGATTTTCTGTTAATAATTATACCGAAAACTGTCCAGCCAAGTCAAGTTTTTTTTGAAAAAAATTTGCCAATATCATGCATATCAAGTGCCATACTTCCTCCCCTCCCGCAACTGAACTTCCAGGGTAAAACCAGTCATCTATTCATCTCATTCCAGCATCACCTCTTAAATTACCTCATAACCACCATCAAAGTTGTTTACCCAAACCTCGGCACGTTTGACTCCTTCCTTGGATTTCTTTTAGCCTCCTTTCACAACATAATCTCCTTGAAGGGAAGGGGATTAACCCTTCCCTATTCATCAAACATCCCCTCCACGTCCTCTAATAAGGAAATTAATCCATCAAAATCCTCATTCTTACCTAGCGTGGAGGCAAGTGCATAGACAACGTCAAGCGGTACACAATAGTCTGCCGCCAGACATTCCAAATAATCTTTCCTGTTCTTATACCCTTTCTTTTGGTAAATATTTTCTTCCATTTTTTATTTCCTCCTTATTGTTTTTATTTCCTCCTCCTATACATGGCTGACGCCTTTCTTATCCAGGACCGCAGGGAACACCCGGTCCGCATTGGCAATTATATCCTCCCGGGAAACCCGTTCGTCACTTATCATTATGATTTGCAATCCTAATTGGTGACTAATTTCTTGAATGATTGCTAAAGCTTTGCGATTTGCTACTTCGCCTTTGAGCCGTGAAAATGGCTCATCTAATAGCAGTAAAGGTCGGATTTTCTTGTCTCGTCTCATTGACCAGTAAGCTATTCGTAAAGCTAATGACGCAACGTCTATCGTCCCGCCACCGGCATTACCTAGCGGCGGGAATTCTAGGTCTCCTTTCACGAACAGTATTTCAGCCTCAGTTCTTCCCCGCTTTTCCTGGAAGTTTACCTTCAATTTGTATGGATTGTCGAATACTGCTTCCATTGCTAGGCTTACTTGCTCGGCCAAATGATATTCCAACTGTTTTTGTGTAAGTAATCCTACCTGCTTCACTATCTCAAGTGCTCGCTCGTATCTTATGAGCATCCGTTTATCTTCTTTGATTTTATCCTTCAGGTCATCTATGGTTTTCTGAAGTTGGTCACGTTGTCCTTTTAAGTATTCCAGCTTGTTTCGCAGTCGCTTAATTTTTGAATTCATAAATGTCATTCCTTCTAAACTTAATTTCTCTCATTTCCTCGTCCTCCTTCGGCTCCAGCGTATCCATCTTCATTAGTTGCCCTTTGTATCCGCAATAGATACACTTCTCAGACGTAGAACATGCTGTATATTGATTCCCTCCGCAAGCGGGGCATTTAAAACGGTTCATAGTGTTACCTCCTTAGCCATGGCTTTTTCTAGCAACTTAGGCAAACCCTTCTTAACAATTTCAACTGTTGCTCTCTCTACAACCCTATCAACGATTGCATCTTTCTTGGAGTAGATGTACTGCTTTACCGCTTTGTCTACACCATCTCTTATTCCGGCTCTAGCTTCACGGTTCTCATATCTATGTGTTTCAACGATGCGTCTTGCGATTTCCTTCGACACCAATTCAGCTATATAGCCCTCATCAATTTCGATTTCTAACTTCACTTTCCTCAACCTCGCTTTCCTTGTTCTGCTCTTTACAGCTTTTTACACACTTCCCGCACAAAACAACTTTATGCTTCAAGCAAAAATCCGGTTGTGGGCCTGATGTTTTGCTTCCTTCCCACGCAGGAACATAATATTCACAATCAATCATCCTCCTCCCCTCCCTCCATCAGTTCCTCGATTTGTTCAATTTGTTCTTCAATAGATTCCCTCATCTTTTCCAAATCCTTCTCCATCTGATTCATCATTTCTTCTGCCTCTTCGAGACTATTCGCCCCCAATTCTTTAAGCTGATTCATAAGGCTTTTTAGCTCACCTTGAAGCTCTAACCTTTTAGCTTTCTTCTCCTCCAATTCCTCCTTTATCTTTAATAATTTTCTACCTAGCTTATCCGCTCCATTGCTTTCCATATTATCTCCCTCACTTTCTTAGGTACATTGTTTTCCTCAAAGAATATTTCTAGGTTATGTTTGAAAGACAATCCCATTTCAAAATCCTTATTCATACGCTCTATGTAGGCTTGTATCCTTTCGTCTTTTTGAGCCTTTTCTTCGATATGTTCTCGACTAATAACATTTTTCTCAATCGGAAAATCTACCTCCCTTACAGTATTGTCGGTTGCATAGTAAAGAAAACACCTAGGTTGGAAATCAGCTTGGTCAGCTGTTATCCTCATTACGCTTCCCGGATTGATTAGTATACTCCCGTTCTTGATAACTACAAATCTTTGGTGATTATCTCCTGTGAGTATCAAATCAAAATATTTCCCATGGCGTTCTAACAATTCATTGGCTGCACAATCGCTTTTACTCCAGGCTGGTCTTTTATCCCATACCAATGTATGTAACAGTAGGATTTTCCGCATTCCCTTGGAAAAATCAATCTTGTTAGGTTCAAATTCGTCTAGTTTTCCAAATGGAACACCAACGATGAAAAGGTTGTTCCAGACAACAGGGTTCTCCCAATCGTTGATAACATATACTTTCCCAACTGAATCCATTAGGCCTAATGCAGACTTCAGATATTCGTCCAATGAGTGTCCCGGTAAGTCGTGCTGGCCTGGGATACAGATGAATGGCTCAGGCAAGTATTTATAAACGAATGAACACAGCCACGGGCTAGCCTTCCAATAATCAAATACATCCCCAGCACATAAGATTGGACAATTGTTGTTTTCCTTCGATAATTTTTTCAAGAATTCTAATTTCCGTCTTTGAGCCTCTTGATAATCATCCGTTCTGGCAATAGGCGTCTTATCGGTCAAATGCAAGTCAGATATTAGGATTGCCTCAGCAACCCTAGCCTTCCTTGTCCTTTTCATAGATTCCATTTCTCCTCTGTTTTTTATTTCTTTTTGGACTCATTGTAACGCTCAATTGCATACCGCCGAATTGGGTGAGGGTTTATTCCGATGAACCAACACAAGTCCTCAAACCATTCAGACCTAACAAACCTATATGCACTGAATTTGTAGCCT